AAAACAAATTTAGTATCTACTAATTTATATTATCTTGGCACACCTGGATTTGATCAAGCAAGTGTAATATATCTTAAACAGGCAAATTCTCCAAGAAATCTCTATATTGATTTTGTTGGACCCGTAACATTAGAATTAAATGTACAGATAGGATAAGACCCCCATTACTGGAGGTCTAGATCCCTTACAAAAATTTTACATATTTTACCGACTACGTGAGCGAACAACTCGGTAGTGTGCACGACCCTTAACGGTCTCACGAACTACGGTATACTTGAGGTCCATACGATCAAAAGCCTCACGAAGATTGCTCATAGTTGCGCGCATATTTGCAACCTTAAAACGCTTACGGGCTTCACATGCATTCAGAGGAGTACCATTTCGCATATAATCAAACACTCTCTGAATCTTCGTCGGACGGTCAACAGTAGTAATATCCATAGAACTTTCCTTTCTTATAAGAAGTTACTACACTATACACTCTATATCTGACCTGTCAAGCGATTATTATAAATAATAATGACTGAGGAGGACTTTATGGAACAGACGAGTCATCAGTTTATAAAATTTGTACGTAAGCATCTTGCCCAATATGGTATGAAACTTATTATTGGACGCGGTAAATGCGTCAATGTAGATGGATTTCGCTGTTCTGGGTGTTTTGACGAGTCTGGAAAGGCTATTCGTATTGCCAAGCAATGCAATCAATTTTTACATGTGTTAGTTCATGAATATTGTCATTTTTTACAATACATTAATAGCAGTAAAGTATATGAAAAATCGTATAAAGCCTCAAATATTGTAGATGGATGGTTAAAAGGTAAAAATTATGCTGCTAAAGATGTTAAAAGAGCATTTTTTATCGTTCGTTCAATGGAAAGAGACTGTGAAAAACGAGCCGTTCGATTAATTAATGAATTTAAATTAAAAATTGATACAAAAATGTATTCAAAACGGGCTCACGTATACATCTATAGCCATTTCATGATGGAAAAATCACGAAAGTTCTATTCTTTTAAACAAGATCCATATTATAGCAAATGCGTTTTACGCATTATGCCTTCTAACATGGCTGTTTTAAGTCATGTATCTATTCCAACAAAGGTCTATTCTGTTTTAGAATCTTTGATGAAATGACTCTGAGCATATTTTGCAACAAACTTAGTAAATGGTTGTTCACCATAAGGCCAGCGATCAATTGGATCCATGAATCCATGTTGAATTAGATCATCAATGTGTTCATCCATCATTGATAGAGTTACATCATCTACATTCCATTTAAGGTCACCATCATAATCAATCGATGGTTCATCTGCAGCATTGTGTTCTGCAACAGCAAGATCGGATATCTTTGCAAGATTTCCAAGAATTTCTAATGATTTAGCACATTGATAAAAAAGATCCTTGTTGATAGGATCTTCTTCTTTGCGTGCTAGTTTTCGGACTTCGTAAACTAGTTCTGAAATTTTCATATTAACTCCTAGGACAAGGTTAGTAAATACTTGGTTTGTTGTACCAAAGCAAGCATCTCATCCTTTATATTTAACAATGCAGTTTGATCTCCACCAAGTTCTTTTGGTACTTCATTAGTTAAATAATCTTCAAAAGAACTTAAAACTTGCATAGCAGTTGTTTTGTGTGGTCCATTTAAATTTAATTCATTAATATCTTTTAGTTCATCTTTACCAAGAGATCCCATGTAAGTCTCTGCAAAAGAGTCTAATAGAGCATCGATACCTGTATAGGCTGCTCCTAGTGCAATATGTTCGGCATATGACTTAGTTCCCCAATGATGGAGGCGTAATTCATTTTGAAAATTTAAAATTGTTTTAATGCATGCCATAGTATACTATTTATATAATTTGGAAAGAATGTTTGCAATCCACGTTGGAGTAATTTTATTTAAATATTGTCGTCTCTTATTACAAGGTGCACAAGTTTTAAATCCAAATAGTTTAGTAAAGGATGCTATTACTTCACCAAATCCTTTTTTTGTATTTACTATAGGTTCCTCTGTTTTATCAGTAAAGCTGGAAATATATTTATTATATTCTTTAGAATTTTTATCATTTAATGTTCTAATAGAAATTAATTCAAGATTATCATCTTCAGTAATATTAAATTCTGCTTCACGTCGTTGATTGTTTTTTGTATAAAATATAAATCTTACCATTTTAAATTTTTTCCACTAATAATGTTCTATAACCAAACCAATGTGTATTGACAAATTGTGAAACACTCGAATCTACAGCGTTGCATTGTGTACCACAAAAAGCAGATCCATCAGCAAAAAATATGTTGCTAGGGATATAACTATCTGTTGTTTCTGGATATGCTCCACTGAAAATGCATTGACCACATCTAGTAACATATTCACTATAATAATTATTAGGACATACAGTACCGGTTCTTTTTGTACCAGATTGAACTGATGTTGCAATACATGTCTGTGCAGTTGTTGCAATTCCACGAGTATATTCATAGGACACTTCATTACCACATGGTAAAGTACCAAAGAAGTCATCTGGTACATAAGGATATTCCCAAATATCTCCACATGGAAGCGTTTCTTTATATCCAATACCCAAAGTAATGTTTACAAAATACCTGTTACATCCAAGATCTTGATTTACATAATAATCATCACAATTGTATGATAATGCATTTATATTATAACCATATAGTTTAGTTACATCAATAGTAAGATATGATGGTCCCGGTGATATTTTTTGTAATGAATATTCTGTGTTACCAGCATTAATATTAGTTACATGAAAAAATGGAGTGTCGCTATTAGATATTGTATGTTCCCAAGTTAATCTCCAAGTTTCAAAATTTCTTTTCATTGAAAAAACTTGACCACCACACGCAGTATATGTTGCTATAGTATCATATGCTGGAGGTATAAAACAGTAATATCGTAATTTAAAATCTGCAGTAATTCTAAATCTTTGTCCAATACAATTAGACGGTAATTGTATACATGTTCCAGTTGGTGGAGGAGGAGGAGTTACATTACAGCAACATGCTTTTTTTGGCATAAAAATCTTTACACTATATTTTTTAAATTATTAACTAAAAGAACCAGATACTGTTCCTATAACACTTTCATTTGCTGCATTTTTTACAGTAATTATTGCAGTTGCATTCGAAAGAGCAGCAACGGTTAAACCAACTTTTAATGTATCTCCAGTTACCATTGTAATTGGAGTAGTGTATGGTGCTTCACTCAAAGCATTTTTAGCATAAATCAAGGTAGCACTACCGGTGCCCACAATTTCTACACTAAGAGAAACATTAATACTATTAAGGGCACCAGCAAAGGAATTAATTGTAAATGTTACTGGTGTGGCATCTGCTACCAATGCAACGGGACCTGCTGCAGATGCCCATACATCAGTTCCGGCATTACCTGCTGTAAAATTTCCCCAAGAAGTGGGTGAAATTGTTACAGATACAGGATCACCTTGCAATCCACTTCCATCACTTGTACCATAATCAATCATGGCATATTGGTCTTGAAATGAAATATTAGACATAACCACACCATTATTTGTATTGACCCACATCTGTATGTTGTCATCCCATTTAAATGGTCCCATTGGTGTGCTGACGGTTTTGGCTCCATATCCAGAAGCCATTTGTCCAGCCATTCCCATAAAAAAATTTTGCATTGTATCTTTTGCGCCCATAGTTATTCCTCAATGATATTTATAGAATATTTATACCAGTATCATCAGTATAATAAATTTTATGAAAAACTTCACCACACCACTTAGCACACACTGGACATGGTTTAGAATTTCTAAAATCACCAAATCGGTTAAAACGAAAATTAAGAAGAGTTAATTTTTCTCCTCTTAGGGACTTTGGTATTTTACGGTATGCATCGAGTTCAGAATGCATATCAGAACCACGATATCCCAAACGAAAAGTATCGGGGTGGGTCTTAAACACATTCTGACCCACCGCGATAATTTTACGTTTATATATTATTAATGATATATGTTTTTTTTGTCTTTCCATTGCCATTGATAATGGTTTAGCAACTGGAAGATAATTTGTAATAACATTATCAATATTCATTCTTTACACAGTTAACTTTAAACCACTTGGTCCATTGACACTACCCGTGGAAGTAATGATACCTTTATTCAAACTACTATCATATTGATTTTTAAGTTCATCCAATGGTTCAACTGTAAAGGCAATAAAATCTTTAGGAACATTAATTCCTGTTGCAGCCTTACTATACATCATCCAAGGCATAAGACCAATCTGTCCTCGTTCCATGGGAATTAAAACAGCAGGATCCTTAAAAGTCCAAGATGTATCGTTTTCAATGAATCTTGTTAAAATTTCTTCACCCGAATTAAGTCTAAATATCTTTACATTACTCATATTGGTATCCTTTGTATATTTTAATTATATCACTTGTATTAATAATAGCAAGCAACAATCACATGAAAACATTTAAACAATATTTGACTGAAGCTAATGAAACTAAACAATGCGATATTAATGGAATCTGCAAAGTTATTAAACAATATGAATCTGCAGGAAATGAAGATAAAATTTTAAGTGTTTATAAAGATAGTAAAAATTTAGATACTATTGCACACGGTCACTTAGTGACACCAAAATCAGAAGAAATATTTAAAGAAGTATTTCCAGAAGAGCATGTAAAAGATCCAAATTTTGGTTCTACAATTTTACGTAAGGGTGGGAGAATGACACCAGAACAAGCTGATAAATTATTGGCAAGAGATGTTGGTGTAAGAATTCCACAAGTTGAAAAATTAGTTCCACAATTTAAAACATATTCTTCTGAATTACAATCTCAACTTGCATCAGAACACTTTAGAGGAATGTTAGGTAAATCACCAACTGCATTGAAACATTTAAATGCTGGCAAATTTGATGAAGCGGGTAAAGAATTTTTAAATGCATCTGATTATAGAAATTCTGTAAAACAAAAAACTGGTATTGCTGGTAGAATGGAAGCATTATCAAACGCTATGATATCTGAACCAACTCGTCAGAAGAAACCTGCGAAGTAAACCACTCAGGTGCGTTACCAAGTTTCCACTTAGCAAACCTGGCTTTCTCTCCAAGATAATACGCACGGTATGCGGCTACACCATCAACGTTCTTGTATTGTTCTGGCATTGCTTGTGCAAAGGCAGTACAAATAGTATTTGGAAGATTGCTTGGTGCATTGTTCTTGAACCAATATGCCATACTAGTAGACTTATGAATTTTACTATAACGGCTCGTATATTCTTCTGTTAACTCAAAAGTATGATTGGCTAACCAATAATAATTGGACTTAGATGCACGTGCCCAAATAGTACATGGATGATTATGAAAACATGGTTTGTATAATGCTGGTTTATCATCTTGCATCACATCTAAAGAATGAACTGTTGAAAGCATCTGACAACCTTCAAGAATCATTTTTACAACATGCTTATCACACATCATCTGTGCAGCAACATACGGATCTTTATCTAAAACAAAAATGTTCATATTTCATGTTCCTCAAAAATGTTATTGATTGTACGGTTAACCTTTACCAAGGTACCATTGGAGTATAGAGAAGGCAAATCAAAAGCACCAACGTAAGAACAAGCCGAGCGCAAACCACCAAGAATTTCTTGTATCGTATTGTATACAGGTCCACGGTAAGGAACCTCCACTGTGCGTCCCTCTGACGCACGATATGTGGATAGACCACCATTGTATTTGTCATTTGCAGTTTTGCTGCTCATTCCATAATGCAACATTGTGAGCTGTCCATGCTCTTTATGACGAATTTCACCACCACACTCATCGTGCCCTGCAAACATTCCACCAACCATAACAAATGCTGCACCGGCAACGAATGCTTTTGCAATATCTCCGGAGTGAACTACTCCACCATCAGCAACGATCCCAATATCTAATGCTGCTGCGGTTTCCGCACACTCTACGACTGCGGACAACTGGGGGTATCCCACTCCCGCTATTCTCCGTGTCAAGCACATTGACCCGGCTCCGATTCCCACTTTCACGAGGTCTGCACCCGCTTCCGCTAATGCCGACACTCCGTCTGGTGTCACTACATTCCCTGCTATAATTATTGACGTTGGACATTTTTCTCTTACCTTTCTAACAAAAGAATGAAACTCTTTCATGTAACCATTTGCTACATCTAAGCAAATAAACGTTGGATCAGTTGTGAATGGTGTATCGAGCCACAATTTACTTTGTGCATCTAGTCCTAGACTAAGTGCAACATTATGTTCTTTATCGGCATATTGCTTCACAAAGGAATCATAATAATCAAAACCTTTTTTAAGACAAGTTACCATGTTGTACTTGGAAAGAGCAAGTGCCATTTCATGTGTACCAATAGTAGACATGTTAGCAGCCATGACGGGCATACCTTTCCAAACTCTACCACATTTAAAAGTTGTTGAAACTTCTAAACTTACATCGTTTCTAGATTTTACATCAGAAATTTGAGGAACAATCAAAACATCTGAGTAATCAAGTTTTGGTTCGTAATTAATAGTCATCAGTGTTAGTATATCACCAACACAATATATGTCAATTATTTATTTGATTCTTCTATACGAAGTACTGCATCTCGAAGACTTAACATCTTTTGTGCTAACTCTTTAGACGTAAGTTTTTCTTTTAAATATTTTTCATAACTAGAAACAATAATCTTTGACTCACGAAAGAGTATTGCGTACAGATGATCAATACGTTTTTGTTCTTCGGTGGACATTATATTATTATTTATTCTAATCCAGTTGTGTCATCGCGTACAAACCGAATAACTCTATTCATGTAAAATGAAGACCATTTTTGTTTAACAATATTCCACAAACCAATTCGATTACCTACCATAGGAAAAAAGAAATTAGATCTTTCATTTATTTTTGATGGAAGTATATATTTTTTGTATAGTGTACCAGTAATTTTATCTGCTCTACCATTCGTTTGCAAATAATCTATAGTACACAATCCACTCAAAGATTCACTTATAATTTCATATGGGGATATATGATCTGTTCTATAATATTTGTCTTTAGTAATTATTGTCACATCAATTTTATAATCAGTATATGGATTAAATACATCCAAGGCATCTCCAACTGAATTTATTTGTTCAAAATTTGCATATGATCCATATGTCTTCATGATATACTGTTCGTATAACGGATCTCTTTTTCTCAATTGTTCATATTGCATTCTTTGGTATTGAGATCCCCAATATGCTACTCCCTGTGCTTCAGCAACATCATTTTTGGTTAATACATCATTTTGAAAATATTCATCAATCGATCCAATTAGAATATTTTTTTCGGTTATTGGAATTTTTGAATTTGGAGTTTCAGAAGGTAAAAGAGCACTACCTTCAATCGGGTACCCAGCAACATTTTTCTTTAACGGTGCTGATTTTGGTAACTCCATAATAATATTTATTTATTTGCTATCTTAAAAAGACATAGTACACTCAAAAGACTTTTAAGGTTCTCTAGAGAATACTATAGAGAATACTATAGAATATACTATAGAATATACTCTAGAGATACTTTAGTATGTATTATATAAAGTTATCTAAAGGTATCTTTAGATGGTTTAAAGTTACCTAAAAGGTTATTCCGTACATTATTACTATTAACAGGTTGTTGAGATATAAAAGTAGTATTTGAGTTCGATTTAATATACTGCTCACTCAAAGGACTTGGTGAATTTTTATATTTTTGGTGTAATTTACGAATTGTATCTTCTAAAGATTTCATAGATTTCATAGTTTTAATATTTATAAATACTTTTATGGATTACCTAACACAATACTACAAAAATCGTGCAGAACAATTACAACAAGAACTTGAACAATTAACCGAAGCTGTTTTGGCTAAAGGTGACCCTGGTTATTATGAGAATGAAACTACAAATATGGGAATTGGTAATTGGTTTACCAAGGCAGCACTTTCGGCAACTATTAAAGCGGAACTAAGACTATTAATAAAAAATCTAAATCCAGCGCAGCTAGCAGATGAAGCATTCATGAGAACGTGGATGCAAAGGTCCCTAACTGCCGCACAAAGAGTGGCATGGAAAGAAATGTTTCCACTGGCTACAAGAGTTGGTGATGGTTTTAATGGTGTTCCGGGAAGAATATATTGGATGTTTATGGATGGTAAAAGAATGAGAGTTCTTTTTTGGGATGAGGCTAGTCAGTCGTGGAAGATTCCGACGAAAAGTGGAACTTCACCATTTGGTCGATATACTAGCGAGTCCGATATCTGGAAACCTACATCTGCATCAGCCGAAGTATCATCAGTTATTACAGGTGTTGGTGGTAACCCAATGACAACTGGAATAAATACTGGGTTGAGTTCTACCAGTAACAAAAACGATAGATTGGTATAATGATGATTCATAATAAAAAATTAAATCGTAAAATAAATTTTTTGTTAGAAGCAGATCAAACTGTTCCACCTAATGGTATTGATCCTAGAATGTTTGAATATCCTTTATCACCAAAGCCAACACCTGCCACATACACCCATACAAATCCAGTTGGAGGTAACGAAGAATCTGGGGAAAATGATCCTGGTTTACCATTCGATATTCAAGACGTAATTGACAACCACCCAGGTTATAGCCCAGAGCTATATCAAAGGTTTATTGATTGGGTAAAATCTCTTACATTGGAAGATATAGGTCGATTTGGTTGGGATTTGATTGAACCATGGGGTGTATTTTTAGCTCGGGAGGCCGCGAATAATCCAAATTTTGATCCATTCACTTTTGGTCACCCAACTGGAAATTATCCTGAAAATCATCCAGATTATTTTCTTCCACGCACCTATGAAGTCCATGACGGCCAGCAAGGACCATCTACACTACCGGGGCAATATCAAGCATAACTCTTAACTAAATTAAAGGATACTACATAATTTTATGAATTACTTAACCACATATTACAAAAATCTTTCAGAACAACTTCAAGAAAGAGTAAATAATCTTAAACAAAATTTGCAAGAAGCATATGTTTTGAATCCATCTCAGATCGCTAGTGAGCAAATGGGTTCTAAAAATCAATTTAGATCACGAGATCAAACTCGTGGTAGAGGTAAACAAAGAGCAGACGTATTAGGAGCAATGCATTCAGCTCATTCATATCCAGGAATACAGGCTCATGAACGAGATGCAATTGCAAAAATTATTGCTGACACACAAGGCTCTTCACCAGAACGAGGTAATTGGGAATATCAAAGTTTTAATGCATACCCACCAAGACCAGGTACAGCAGGAACTCAAGCAACCGGTGAACATTTAAAAATTGCGTTGGGTGCAATGAAACGTTTAGAAAACGATCCTAAATTTGCAGAACATCATACTAATATGATATCTGGACAATTACCTGATGCTGCACTTCAGAGTGCAGCCGATGAGGATACTTATGGTAGGGATCCTATGGGATTGAGCTCAAAATCACAAAAATTTATTTTAAATAAAGCTGGTAGAAGTGCAACGAATTTAACACCATCTACGAGTGTATCAAATATAACTCAACAATTTGGTGCAAACTATGGTAGTGATCGTGATACCAGTCCAAATGAGTATTCAGATTATATGCCAATTGATATGGTTAGTAAAATGAGTCGCAAATTTAAACCATAATAATAAAAATTTTTAACGCCTCCTAAAGCCTCCCACAATACATAAGGGGTTCTGACTCAAATAATGAATCAGAACCCCTTATAACCAATCGTAGGGCTCAACTGAGCCATCCTAATTACTTGGCAGGAGCAACTACGGAAGCCTCTTTAGGATAGCCAGGATGACCCTTGGCTTCAGAGACCTTAAAGATAATGAGAGCAGCAAGAACTACTCCAACAACAACCCAACCGATAAGTGGCACATTCTTAACAAACTTTTTAATTTTTAGTAGCATAGTATCTCCTTGAAGATATTTAGTTAGAGTTTATGCCTGATATTCACCGGGTCTTCGAGGTATTCGGGTTCGGGATGGTGAATTTGGAAAAAGTGGATCGACATCATTTGGGTTATCTGAATTTACTGGTGATTCAACGTATGGAAAGCCTGGTTGGCCTGCTCGATAGAATCTCCAGATCCAATCAAAAATGTCTCTGGATTCCGGACCTTTAATTCCTAATAATTTTTTCCAAAATTCATAATCTTCTTTTGACATATCAGGTGGTAATGGTCTCTGTGGAGGATCTCCCGGTAATCTATATCTTTCATCAGCTAGATCGTCCGTTTCTCTCATCCAATGATGCCACTGTCCTCCCCATTCTCCAGGAAAATATGGTTCATCATTTTCTGGAAATCTAGGTTGATTATCTTGCTGACGATTTAACATCCAGTCGAGTAATTCATCTCTCCACGTTTTCCATGCCGCCTCATAAGCCCACTGTTCATCCTCACTGACAACACCATCACCATCTGCATCACGGTTACCTGGCATCGGGTGATTAGCAAGCCAACCATCAAAATCTTCTTCTTGATCAGCATCATCATCATCGGAACGTTTATTAATTGGTTTTGGTGTATTTACTTTTCCATCTGGTTTAGTTGAGAGACCTGTAGATTGAGTAAAATTTAAATTTGTTGAAGTATCTGTAATTTCTGGAGTAACATCCGAAATTGAAACATTTTTTGATGCCATTTCTTCAAAAAGAAAAGTTTTAAAGGTTTTCATATAAAAATATTTATAAAACCTTTTAGGTTCTTTTGTGGCCCAGAATTTTTTATAGCATATCGTGTATTTTGAGGTATGGGGGTGTGCACTTTTTGAGGACTTGATGCGCTCCGAAATTTTTATGGCATATGAGAATATTTGAGAATATTTGAGAAAATTTGAGGATTTTTGAGTGTGTGAGAATCGCGGGCTAGCCCGTCCGAGAACCCCCCGGGAGCCACTGCCGAAATCACTACTCGGACATGATGAAATTTAGAATACTTTAAATAAATTAAATTAAATTTTTAAATTTATTTAATAAACAACAGAGCACCCTTGCGGGTGCTCTGTCTGCCCTTACCCTCCCTCAGTTGTTCAGTCGTCGAACTCCGGGTGATCGTACCCCTTGTGGTCATCGGCGTAGGGGTCCGAGTCGTCTTCGGGTGCCGAGTAGTCGAATGGGGGATCGATGTCGCTGTCATCCCCTTCGGTCACGTCATCCCCTTCGAAGGCATCTTCGATCATCGCTTCGGGAAATGGGTGCGGCTCACGAGCCGCCTGTGCGTCCACGTGTTCCTTCAAGTCCGCATCGCGGTCTGCGGCTTCGATGCATCCGGGGCACAAGCCATCTACGTATTGATCCATGCTCGTGCAGGTGCAGGGGAGGTCTGAGTGATTGACGGTGGTGGTGGTGTTTGCCATGTCGGTATTGTACTCGATCTTGTCGTGACTGCAGACTACATGCCTCCAACAATTATTTAAATTTATTTGTGCTCCCCATCTGCAGTCACGACAAAGTATCGTACAATACACCCATGACAAGTACCACCACCACCCGTCCGACCCACTTTCGCACTGATGGCACTCGTATTCCGGGTGCGATCCTCCTTGACGTGCCTTCCGACATCATCGACCGCTCCGCGTTCATGTACAGCGTTCTCGACTCCGGTTGGATTCGTGTAGCGTACCGTAAGTCTGACGGCACCCAAACGATTCGACTCTGCACTCGGAACCCTACGCTTGTTGCCAAGTTCGCTTCGAATTACGAGGTGACGGCGATCAGGAACTCAGAGTACGATTCGGATGCAGTTAATACCGTTGTGTACTTCGACCATACGGCAGGTGCGCTCCGATGCTTCCGCGTCAAGAACGTGGATGGAGTTGGTATCGATGCCGTGAGTATCGAGAACAACCACTAACCCGGATGGGGGGGAGAATTTAATTATTCTCTCCCCCTCCGCGGCTGCAGTCACGACAAGATCGCGTATAATGCACTCATACCTACCCCGCCCGAAGCACCGCCCCCTACCCCTCAGACGGGTCGAATGACATCGGGCACGCAGAGGCGGGGTAGGTTTATTGGTCTACTATCAGCACAGCCCTCTGGGGCTGTGCTGAT